TGATCCTACAGAAAGAGCAAATATACAAGCGAAAATAGATAGACATAATGAAAATGAAGCATTATTAGCTCAACAAACAGAAATAAGTCTTGGAGAAACACCAGATGTATTATCTAATGATCCTAACAAGGAACAGTTTAATAACATCACTAGAGTAATTGGTCCTGATCCTAATAATCCTAATGTTCACATTATTAAAAATGAACCTTCTCACTCAAGGGGTACAAAAATACCTCAATACCAAAGGCCTGTAGGTAGAAGTATTCCAAATAAACCTGTTGCTGTACCGCCAAGAATTGAGCCAAGAGCTACAGGACCTATACCAACTAATTTTGTAGAGCCTGATGTTCAAAAAATTCCTGTGCCTGAGTTTCCTAATACAGGACCTAATAAAGCAGACTTGTTTTTTGAAGGTTTAGAAAATGCTAACACTTTTAAGAATAGGCCTGATAAGATGAGTGATAGGTCAGCTAGAAATGTTAGAGGTAAAGACGAAGTTTCAACAGAGTATATATTTTCTGATGACAATCCGTACGCTCCTCAGAAAGGAGAATATTTTATGTCTGAAGCTAATTCTAGAGGTAAAAGAAAATATGATGGAGATCTTAACGCTGCTAGAAAGTGGGAAAGAGAATATGGTTTAGGTGTTCAGGCAGATTTAAAAGGATATGACGTAGGACCTGATATACAAAAACATGGTGGATTTTCTAGAATGTTTAAGCAAGATTTTAGTAAGTATATAAATAAAAAAGAAGACGGTGGTTTAGGTCCAGTTTTAAATCCTAACGCTACTGTTCAATCACAGACAACTGGAACATCGGCTGAAATAGCTGAAGAGCAGCTCGAAGCTAATCAAGGTCCTCTGATTGGCAATACTCCTCAATATCAAATAGATTATGGTGAGGGAATTTCTCAAGAAGACTTTGAAACAGCAGTGAGCTTCCTTCCAATCGCAGGAGAAGTAATAGACGCAAAAAATACGTTAGTAGATCTTCATAAAGGAGATTATGGTGGTGCAGCTTTAAATGCAGCAGGATTTGTATTACCATTTTTACCAGGAGCAGCTTTTAAAAGTCTGTTTAAAAAGTTTTCTGAAAATAAAATTAAATCTAAACCTAAATTTAAGTCTGATATAGATTGGGCTGCTTGGAATAAAGAAATACCTAGCAACACTGCTCTTATGGACGAGTATAATCATATAGAGAAGATTACTAAATCTAGAGGTACTTGGATGAAAAATGCTGATGGTTCAAAGTTTAAAGGATCGCCTGAGCAATTTGTTCAACAAAAAAGTAAAAATTTAAATCTTGCTTATCCTGAAGGTTACCAATCAGTATATAGGGGGGTAGATAATAAAGGAACAAACCCATTAAGATCTAAAGATCCTTATAATAAACCAGCAAAGACAGATAATAGATCTAACTATACAGGAATATTTACAGGAGATAAAAAAGTTGCAGATAGTTATAGATCTACAGATGGAGATCTATTAAATTTAGCAATGAAAAATAGTGATAATTCTTTAACATTAGAAGGACTGGGTAATTGGCATAATGATCTTACTAGTATAGGTAGTAGTAAAGAGATTCTTAAAAAAAATATAGACAATTTAAAAAAATTAGTTAAAAAGGGGGAAGTACCTAACTTTAATAGTGCTTCATCAACCGCTGCCAAGTTAAAAAGTTATGAGACTTTTTACAATAATTATGATGAAATAGTTTCTAATCCAGTATATAAAAAATTAGTTAAATATAAAGAAGAAGTATTAGAAGCAGGTAAAAAAGCAAAAAAAGCACCTGCGTTTAATGGTTTTTCTACAGATGATTTAGCACAATTTTTAGAAAAGGAAGGTTTAGATAATATACAATTAAAATATGTCGATGATAATATGATGGGCAAAACTAATATTTCTAATCAAGTTCCTGGGAATTACTTAAAATCTTTAGAAGGTAATAGTGGTATGTTTGATTTAACTAATCCTGATATATATAAACAAAAAGGTGGGTACAAATCTATTAAAAGGTATGAGCATGGTGGTCTTCATTTACATGCTGATACTGCGCCACTACCTATTGGAGATCAACAGTCTGTGCGAGACAATACTAGAGCCCCTATTATAAATGTTAATAAAATAACCTCTAATGAAACGCCCTCTAATGAAGTAGCCGTTAATCCTCCTGTAAACGAAAGAAGACAGTTTATAAACTTTTTAAAAGAACAAGAAGCGGGTCCTGAATTTATGAGATCTATTAACTCTGCAGTAAAAAAACCTGATGGGACATATTACAAAGCTTTTGAAGGTGGTAAATTTTATCCATACTTCCAAGGTACAGAAAAAGAAGCAACTATAGGGTATGGTAGAAAAGCTGCAAATGTTTTAGAAAAGTACAATAAAGGAATTACTGAGCAGGAAGCTTTAGGTTTTATGAACAAAGATATAGATAGATCATTATCTTTAGCTAAGGAATATGTGGAAAATAATCAAAATAGCCCTTTGTATGGAGATATAGGATCTTTTGGCAGATTAGATTCTAATACACAGTATTTATTAGCTGATTATACTTATAATGTAGGAAAGTTAAGTAAGTTTCCAAACTTTACAAAAGCTGTTTTAACTAATGATCCAGTTGGAATGGAAGAAGAATATATACGAGTAGAAGATAAAAGCACTAACATACCTTTAAAAAGAAATAAGGCATTTTATGATTTGTATTTAAAACCTAGAATAGATAAGTTAAAACAAAATAATAAGTAAGTGTTATATAATAAAACGCGTATGAAAACCAGAAATACGTGTTAATATTTGGAATAATAATAATAAATTTGCAAAGATATGGACAACAAAGAGAAATTAAATTTAGACGACATTACCTTCGATGATTTTTTAGACGGTAGTGTAGATGTAACTAGCGAAGATACAGTACCTAGTGACATTGCGGTTGAAGACAAAGAAATAAAAGCTGTTGCTGAACTTGACGAAGACGTTAAGGAAAAAGAAGAAGCAATAGAGACTGAAGTTGAAGAAGAAAAAGAAGAGCTTGTTGAATCAAAAACAGACTCAGCAGCAGACGACGGAGTTGATGCTGAAGAATCTTCTGAAGAGTCAGAAATAGATAACACTGTAATTGGTGAAGTTCTTTCAAATCTTGGATACGAATTAGAGGGCGACTATGCAGATACTGTAGAAGGCTTAACACAAATGACTAAAGATGCAGCATCTAGTATGGCTGAAGATCAATTAGATAATTTGTTTGAGCAGTTTCCAGAAATTCAACAACATTTAGAGTTTGTTATGAATGGAGGAGAGTCTGCAGAATTTTACAGCCAAGGAAGTAGACTTAGCACTGTAGCAAATGTTAGATTAACAGAAGATAATGTTAGCACTCAAAAAGCAGTACTTGTAGAATACTTTAGAGTAAAAGGTCATGATGATGCTTTTATCTCTGAACTACTAGATGATTATTCTACTAGTGATAAACTTTATTCTAAATCTGTTAAAGCTAAAGAAGCTTTACTGCAATATGAGCAAGGTAACAGACAGCAGCAAATGGAGCAGCAGAAACAAGTGCAAGCTCAACAAAGAGAAGAAGCTGACAAGTTCTGGGAAGGAGTAAGTGAGACTATAGAGACTTCTAGAGAGTTCTCTGGAATAGTAGTACAAGAAAAAGACAAGAAGAAATTCTTTGATTACATTTCTAAGCCTGTAGATAAGCAGGGTAACACTAAACGTGATGTAGATCACAACGGTGCAGAAATGGATGTTAGATTAGCAATCGACTATCTAATGTTTAAAGGATTTAAATTAGATGATATAATCAAAGCAAAAGCTAAAACAGAAACAGCTAAAACTTTGAGAAAGCAGATTAGGTCTACGACTAAGTCTGTTAAAGGTGCAAAAGGTAAAAGAAAATCTACGTCTACGGATCTAGACAGTCTAGACCTTAGCTTCACAAGTCTATAGAACTAATCTATAGCAATTAAATTAAAATTGAAATGCGAGTATTAAAAACTTATTACAATGATTCGCAGATGACTGACACTAATTCGTTAGTCAATGCGATGATGGAGAGACCTACAGAGTTATCTCCAATCATTACACATCTCGCAGGACGTGAGGACAAGAAATTTCCTTTAACTATGTTAACAGAGGGTGTTGGTAACACAGCATCTATTGATAGATTTGAATACGAATACCGTGTTAAATCTCATACACAACATATTCGTCCTGTAGTAGCTAGCTCAGGTACTGGTCTAGGTGGTGCAATCTTTACGGTTACATTCCCAGACAAATGGTTTATTTTTCCTTACACATTGGTTTCTCAATCAGGTGTATTGGCTAGAATCATGTCTGAACCAGAAGCAGTTAATGGTGGGTATAAATACACTTTAAAATTAGTTAATCCTAGTACTACTCTAGTTGCTGCTACTGCTGATTTAGCTGCAGGTGCAATGTGGGGTCAGTTATACGCTAACGTAGGAGTTGATTTCTCAAAAGGAAATGCTTCTAACTGGAGTGCTCCAGGTTTAGTTCGTAACAAAATTGGTACAGTAAGAAAGTCTTACCACATGTCTGGTAATGCTAAAGATTACGTTGCTGAGTTTGAATTACCAACTAAAGAAGGTTCTACTACTAAGTTATGGATGGACTATGAAGAGTACCAACACATGATGAGCTTTAAGCAAGAATGTGAGTTAATGTACATGTATGGTGAAAAAACTTACGATGACAATGGTGTAACAACTATGACTGATGAGAACGGACAACCTGTTATCTCTGGCCCTGGTTTACTGCAACAAATCATCAACAAGGACACTTACTCTACGTTGACTGAAACAAAATTAAAAAATGTAATTGGAGACTTATTCTACGGAATGACTGATGCTTCTCAAAAACAAATCACATTGTACACTGGTACTGGTGGTATGAGAGAATTTGATGAGGCTCTTAAATCTCACTTTGGTGCGTCTGCAAATTCGTTCAAAGTAGGTGGAGAGAATAGATTCATCACAGGATCAGGAAGATCTTTAGGATTATCTGGTTACTTTAATACGTATGAGCATGTTGATGGTCACGTAATCAATGTTGTTAAACACGACATGTTTGATCACGGTCCAGTTGCACAAGCTCGTGCTAAGCACCCTGTTACAGGATATTCATTAGAATCTTACCGTATGGTATTTGTTGATAATTCTAACTATGATGGCCAAGCCAACATTCAGATGATCAACAAAAAAGGTCGTGAGTATTTAAGATGGGCGGTTGCAGGATCTGTTGTACCTAAAGGGTTCAATGAATCAGATCTACGTGCATCTGATGTAGACGGTGCTTCTGTACACATGTTAAAAACGGCTGGTATTGTATTGAAGAGATTCGATACTTCACTAGACATTGAATGTGTACGTTCATAATTAGGCGTTAATCGCAGTCTATATATCTGGTTTCTCTGAGATGAGGGGGGTGTCAAAACCCCCCGAAATCTCAATAACTATAAGAAAGTAGGGCAGAGTATTCTTCTAAGCCTGAATGGAAATTTAACTAACAAAAGAACTTAAAATGACAAAGAAAATAATTATTAGGAGAAAAGAGACTACAGGTTTCTTACCTAAAGAGATTCAATTAGAATCAAGATCATATCTTAGTAGTGTATACAAAGATAGACAACCGTTAAAGGCATTTAGTCCTGCGGACAGTAAAAAATATTTAACAGGAATCCTAGATGTAGGACCTGATCATGTAGATTGGCCAAAGCATGAAAAAAACTATTGGGCTGAAATGACAATGAATATTCCTTTTGCGGGTTTAGAGTTGGATATAACAGAAGATGAAGAAGGTAATCCAATGATTATAGAAGATTGGATTAGATATAAGTGGTTATTAAGACATCCACAAGTAGCAAATTCAGAAATGGAAATGACTTCTAATACTTCAAAAAGGTTTTATATTCTAGATACTGAAAAAGAAGTACGAACAAAGAATAATAAAATTCAAGTTCTTAAAGATGCTGATAAAGAATTCATTAAATCTTCAGGTGATGAAGGTAAAATGAAGCGTATTATTAGACTTATGTCTAACACAACTAACCCTGACACGTTTACCAGAGAAGAGTTAGAGAATATGCTTTATGAAATGAAAAATGACAAACCTGCAAAATTCTTAAAGATTGCTACTGATAAGCATCTAGAATTAAAGTCTGAGATTGAAGAGATGGTATCTCTAGAAATTGTAAGACGAATAGGTAACCAAGTTATTTACATTGATGAAATCTTAGGAGAAACTCTTAACGATGCAGTTATACAACTGAAAGATAAGAAGAACTCAGGCAAATTGATGGAACTTAGAGCTAAACTAAAAGAAGCTAAAATCTAATGACAATAGCAGAAATGCATAGAGCAGTGAATCAGGGAGTGGACAAAATCCACTCTCTGCAAGCTGACGTACTATTAAGTGAAGAAATAGATCACGAGCTTAATAAAAACATTATGAGATTTGTAAACCAAAGGTTTAATCCTATGGGTAACAAGTATCAGCAAGGTTTTGAGCAAAGTCAAAAAAGAATTGACGATCTACGAACTTTACTTTTAGAAAAAAACATAGTTCCTCAGTTTAAAGAAAATCTGTTGGACGGAAAGACTTATGTAGATATTGCTCCTTTACCTATAGAAGATTATTTATATCTTGTAAAAGTAGGAGCAAAAGTTGTTATTGATAGATGTATGCCTATTTCATTTAATATTATTACAGGAACTAATAAGTATTATGCAAGAATTCCAATTTCTTCTTTAAGAAAACCTGTTAATAGCATTGATACAACATTTACTCAAATAATGTTTGTTCCAGATAATAATAGTTTATACACAGGAAATATAAATATTTTTCCAGGTATTAATAATACTAATAATACTCCATCTACTACTCTTCCAGAAGATTTAATGGAAATAATTTTTGAAGATCCTACTGATTCTGATATGGTAAATACTTCTTTAGTTACTATATTTAATGAAAATATTGGAGGTTTAAATTTTCCAAACGAAGTAATAGTAGTTGTAGATCCTGAAATAACTCCTTTATTTAACATTAATAATAGTGTGTTAAGAGTTGATTTTGGTACTGTAGGTAGTTCAGTCCCTGGAGAATATATATTTGATAATTACAATTTTAAAACTTTACCTGCATCTGCTACTAGAATACCAACCTCAACTACATCTACTAAGCAAGTGCATCCTTGTAAATTTATTCAACATGATGATATTTTTAAATTATTATCTGATCCTTTTAATACTACAAAATTTACATCTCCTCTATATACAATAGCAGGAAACAACATAGAATTATATAGTAGTGATATATTTGTAATAGACGAAGTAAAAATACTATACATAAAAAAACCAGCAAAGGTTTCATTATCTTTGCAAACAAGCTCCGATCTCCCAATGCATACGCATCAGGAGGTTGTAGACATGACGGTATCTACTATCCTTGGAAACATAGGAGATCCTAGATACCAAATCAGTGCTGCAGAGAAACTGCAGTCTGAATAATTATTAATCAGTAATAGTATCTTCGACATTGATACTATTATATAAATTTTAAAAAAATGGCGGGAATAAATAAAATGATGTTTGTATCTACTGCTCAAGACTTAGAGACAGGTTCTACATACAATTCTATACCTTCAGGACAGTTAGGTATCTTTAATCCAGATTCAGGTTCTTATTTAAGTGCTAATGAGTCTTTCTTAAGAACTGACTTTGCTTCTGACGTAACAGTTGCAGATGCTGATAACGCTGATGGTGATATTAATGCTGCAATTAATGTAGAACAGGCTTCTGTAATTGTACCAGCTCGTTTTCAAATTGTACAAGGTCGTGATTCAGGTAATCCTTGGTCATCTCCAATTATCAATGCAGAAGACGTAAAGTCAATTTTTGCTGCTCAAGATGTTGCAAACGTAGCAGCTAGCTCTGTATGGGACGCAACTCCTGGTACTGATGCTGTAATAGCAGTTGGTGAAGTATATAACATTAAAGTTGTTATTAAAGGTATTGACACAGCTTACTCTAGCTTCTGGAATCCAGCAGCAAGTGAAAGAATTCAGTATGTTGGTCAGGTAATTAATGTTATTGAGCGTACAGCTACTTCAGCTACTGAAGATACTGAGATTGCTGCATTAGTTGCTGAAGCACAGTTAGGAAAATTACACTTAGACGGTGTATTTGTAGTTACTACTGCTGGTGGTCAAATCACATTAACTGCTCCTATGGGAGTTGATTTTGATATGATTGTTGATCAGTCAGGTTTAACTACTGCTGCTGCAGGTCCTACAAACACTAGATTTGTAAAAGGAAATGGAGACGGTAGAGATATTTTGGATGCTGAAAAGAAAACTCAAGGTTTATTTGGGTACCAAAACAGATTATACTTACCACAAACTCCAACAGTATATGCTAATACAGCACTTAACTATGATACTCTTACAATTTCTTGGGATCTTGCATCTAGAGGATCGGCTAGCCCTACTTTATTTACAGGTGTAAATGAGCTTACAATGGCTGTACCAGCTGGTGGAACTCGTACTAACTGGAATAATGCACTTGGACATACTCTTGGTGGTTCAGATACCAAAATTTACGGTAAATTCAACGGATAGTAATTAATTTTAATTCACCCCCTGAAATATGGGGGTGTATTTTTTATTTTTAAATCATGGCTACAAAAAATATTTCAGCTACAATAACTAAAGATTGCGAAGCAATAACTGTAAAAATTATTCCAGGACTAGTAGGTACTGCAGAAAACGAAAATGCAATTTTGTTATCTGCGACTAGGAATGGTTCTCCTATTACTTTAAACAACTCGGTATTTCCAAACCCTGTTGTAGGACAAATTATTACTATAACATTTACAGCAGCTGAATTATCACCTGTAACTGCAGCTTCTCAAACAGGGGTTGCAGCAGAGTTATCAGGGGTATATGTTTTTAGAGTTACAGAGGGTCAAACTATTTCTACTGCAGGAGTATTAGCAGCATGTACTTTAGACTGCTGTATAGCAAACGAAATAAATGATTATATGTCATGTCCTTGCGATTCTACAAAATCTCCTAAACTTGAAAAAGCTACAAAAGTATTTTTATTAAGAGAAGGAGCAGAAGCTGATCTATCAGCTGCAATTCAAAATCCAGATAATGCATTAGCAAAATTTAATAAAGCTACAGAAATTTGCGCGTCTTCGTGTGGATGTGGCTGTTAATTACATAAAATAAAAGTATGCCTTTTTATCCTACATTAACTGCTTCAATAATA